ATTATTGTGCAAGTTGGCGAAGAAATTACAGAATTAAAAGGCGCAGATAAAGAAGCATTTATTGCTGACAGAGAAGCCACAGCAGAAGCACAACGCCTACTCGAAGCCGAGTATCAAGCAAAGCGAGATGCAAGAGAATCTGCAATTACAAAACTTGGTGAAATAGCAGGACTAACAAAAGAAGAACTAGATGCAATCCTTTAACCACAAACAATTTTCTTTAGCTGCAATTGCTTTCCTAGCAGCTTGGCAAGCAACAGACTTCGCCCTTGATTACAGAGCTGTACTTGGTGCTGTCGTAGCTGCTTCAATGGGCGCGATGAATCCAAATGTCAAAACCAAGGTTAAGTAAAGCAGCTGAGCAATTACGCTCCGAAATAAACGCCAAGTATCCTAAACGCGATAAACGTAGCGATGGCTGGATAGGCGACACAGCACACAACGCACGTAAATCAGACCACAACCCAGATAAAAATGGGTGGGTTCGTGCTATAGATATTGACTCAGACCTTGTTAAAAACTCATCAAAAGAATCTTGGTTACTAGCTGAGAATATTAAAAGGATAGCACTCAAGGGCGACAAGAGAATTAGTTACATTATTCATCAACACCGAATAGCCTCACCACGACAGAATTGGGCTTGGCGTGTCTACAAAGGGTCTAACCCTCACGTGTCACATATGCATATATCCTTTACTAAGGCAGGCGACCTTAACGGAAAGGCATTTGGAATATGAGCAAACCTAAAGCAAAAAAGCAAACAATAGAACTACCTGATGTTATGGCTGGCGAACTTGTACGTGTAGTTAACACAGCTCACGAAGACGGCAAACTGATTACAGGCTTTGTATGTATTTTAGAAGTCTTTGATGGTAAAAAGAAAACTATTAAGATTTCAGCAAACGCAGATATGCCACAACATTCAGTATTTGGCATTATCAACTATGCAGCTGAAAAATATCAGTTTACTCTTGCACCTGATGAAGATGAAGATGATGATTTTTATGACCCAAATTGGTACGACGGACAATGATAAATGAACTTATTGGCATCATTGGGTTGCTTATTACTATTCTTGTTTTGGTTATTAAAGCAACTTCAGAGATTACTAAAATGAAATCGCAATTGTTTCCCAATGGTGGAAGTTCGTTATCAGATAAAGTGACACGCCTACAGTTAGATGTTGTCAAAATTCGTAGTACTATAGATAGTATTAGTTCAGAGTTAGGCAAGCCTAAACGAAAGAGGTAACTATTAAACGTTACGTCGTAATATCAGATTTGCAATATCCTTACATTAAAAAATCTTACGTTGAAAGCCTTTTAGATTACATAAACTACGTTAAACCAGATAAATTACTTTGTGTTGGTGATGAACTTGATTGCCAAACAATATCAACTTATGCACGTGGAACAGCCCTAGAGTTTGAAGGTTCATTACAAAAGAATATAATAGGTTTGAAAGGCTTACTCAAAGAATTCCGTAGTGCTATTGGACGCAGTAAGCCTTTTCAAATACAACGAAGCAATCACACAATACGAATTGAAAAATACATAAGTCGTCACGCACCAGCGTTTAGTGTTATAGATGCAATTAAAATTGAAAACCTTTTAGGTTACAACGATAAAGATATTAAAGTTACTTACAACAGGTCTTTAACAGAAGTTGCTAAAGGCGTAATTATGGGTCACGGCGACGAGGGCAGGCTTTACAATCACGCAGGACAAACAGCTCTTGGACTAGCTACAAGAACAGGTAAGAACGTCGTTTGTGGTCATACACATAGACAAGGCATAAGCTCTGCAAGTCACGGATTTGCTGGCAATCTTTCAACACTTTGGGGAATGGAAGTGGGGCATTTATGCGACCTTAATTCATCTGGTATGCGTTATATGAAAGAGGGTCACGCTAACTGGCAAGCAGGCTTTGGAATTCTTTACGAGCAAGATGGTGTAGTTAAACCTGAGCTAGTGCCTTTCAATAAAGATGGGTCTTTTATAGCCGAGGGCGAACTCTGGCGATAACGCCGTTATCAAATTGTTATAATTCAATGCCGTGTTTTGACGCACCTTTGCTTTAATCTCGTTTTAACGAGAGGGGCAATATGGAAAAAGAGTGGTATCCAATATCACATCTATTAGCACACGCATATCACACTATGGACTATTACCACAGAACAAGGTGCATATTTGAGAAATGCGATTGTGAAAACAAGCTACAACAATTACAGGAATTTTACGGAATATTTATAGGAGTGAATTAAGTGGATTATTTAAAGAACTACATCGAAGTTAAAGACAGAATACAAATGTTTTACGACAAGTTTCCAGAGGGCACTTTGCATTTTCAATATAAAGGTGTACTGGAATTTAACGGCGAAACATACATTTATGGTGAAGCCTTTGCTTACCCAGAACGCGACAAGATGGCATACGCATCTGGTTGGGCTTGGGAACGCGTACCAGCTAGAGGCTTTGCTAAAGGCGCTGAAATGATGACCTTAGAAACATCAGCTTGGGGTCGCGCTATTGCAGCTCTTGGTATTGCTGTTACTAAAGGTATTGCTTCTAGAGAGGAAGTACAACGTAACGTGAACACAGAAAACGACCCTTGGCAAACCCCACCAGATAGCCCTAAAAAGCCCATAGAGGGCAAAATTAGCCCCGAAACCCCTGCGCCTATATCAGGACAAGGACAAGGCTTAGAAATGGGCTATTTTGGGTCTTATAGAGTTGCTACAGAAAAGCAAGTAAACTTCTTGCATAGTCTCTGTAAACGTATCTATACTGACTGGGACAAAGAGAAACTACTGAAATATCTGCAATTCCTAAGTAAGGAACAGGAGTTTTCTAAGCTAGAATTTGCACCATACACAATCGTTAAAAACCAATTAGATAATCAACAACAATTGGCAGATAACCTTAGTGCTTGGTTAAACGCTTCTAGACTTCCGTCAAGCCACGAACAGGCTGAAACGGCAGCTGCAGATTGGAAGACAGACCAATTTTAGAGATACTTTTAATGAACCCATATTTTGATGACGTTGAGCTACTCCCAAGCGATTACCGGAAAATAGCCGTTTGTGAGTCGTCATTAAACCCAGAAGCAATAAATCGAACAGGCAAGTATAGGGGCTTGTTTCAATTTGATAAACGCTCTTGGGAATGGGTAGGTGGGTCTGGCGACCCAGCACGGGCTTCTGTGCGTGAACAATATAAACGCGCACAGATGCTTGTATCAAGGCAAGGATTCGATAGAGCATTTCCACAATGCTCAAAGATTATGGGGGTTAAATAATGGAAACAATTATTGTATTCGTAGGTGTGTTTCTGGTGTTATTAGCGTTGTATATGCGACAATAAGACACAAGAAAGGGGGGCTAATGAAACCACAAGACGTATATCGTCTAGAGCAAGTCTTACGACTTTCCATTTCACAAGACTTACTCAATAGACAAGCTGATTTCCACGATAAACGAGATATGGAAGAAGCAAGAAAGATAGTAGAAAAAAAACACTAAGTCAAGACAGGGGCAACAAATGGAACAAAGATACATAGACGCATTACTATTTGCAGGCGTAATACTAGCTGTGTTTGGTTTGGCTAACTTGTATGAGGTGGTCAAAAACTATGTTAAATTTGATAAGTAGATGTGTTAGCTGTGGTGGCTGGTGCTATAACGCTAGCTTCTGCAAATGGTGTATGCAAAGGATTAAATAATGCAACAATTCATAGTAGGTATGTTTGTTGGTGGCTTTATAAGTTTAATGTCATTAGCATTAGCGATTAAGTTATATCTAAAATAATGGCAACATATATTTGGTGTAAGGGGTGTCATAAAATGATTGCTAAGGAACTGATACACGAGTGTAACAATGAGTAATGTCATATATCTGCATTACCATTACGATTACGACAACAGTAAAGAAGTTGCGTGCCGTGATGCTAAGTGTTACCAGAAACGTTTAGATGATAAGAAGAAGCTAGAAGAATACCAGGATAAAATAGATTTAGATTTAGCGCGTAAAGAAAACCTAATACGCATAAACGATATGATTCAAGACCCAAGGATAGACAACTATAACGATTACTGATATAAGTACTAAGTTGGTCGCTCAAACCAACTATAAACTTTAACTTGAGGGTTGGTTAATAGCCTACTCAAACAGCCGTCAGAGGGCTTATATTGCTCTGCCTATTTAGCAGACGTGTAACAAAACGAGAAGTTACGACATTACAAGCTACTATCACCGAGTCTCCTGGTAGTAAACAAAAGGTTGTAATGATATGGCGAGACTAAGCCGAATAACCAATAAGGCTTCCGTTCGATAGTGCGAAACCGAAAGGGTTCAAACTTAGAGAATGGTTCTTATCATTAAGCCGTTCTCTGTGCTTCAACACTCAGGGTTCATTAAAGATATATACTATAAACGTATGGATATAATAAAACGTAATGGTTCATCAACAAGATGGCGAAAGCTTAGAGCGTTCGTCCTTAAACGAGACAACTACACCTGCTACTACTGTGGAATTACTACAGCTAATACGTGCGACCATCTCACACCCATCCACAAAGGCGGCACCGATGAACTCAGTAATCTCGTTGCTGCTTGTTCAACTTGCAACTATAGTAAAGGCTCAAAAACCGAGCAAGAATACAATCGTAAACGTGCAAGAAGAAAAAAAGAACGCGAAATGATACGTTTTTTTGAGCACGCTGAGACACCACCGACCCCTGCCACTTCTTTCTCTCCGAAAGAGCTTAAAACGCCGTTTGAATTACCTAAAGGAGTTAGTTGTAATGATTAAAGAAGAAAAGCACAGAATTCTGCCTGCATTAGATAGGGCACACGATGAAGCGTTACGTCAGG